TTAACAATCCGCTGTTTGAGCTTTAACTTCTTCCTTAGCTATTACATCTTCTTTTTTAGTATTAAATGAAGTGGTGACTTTGGTGCTTCCCATTTGTGTATTTTTCCTGGGATTTGATTTTTGATTCTATTTTAGAATGGTAGCCCAAAAAACACTCTCCAGTTTATATAAGAACCTCTCGGTGTGAAAATGTTGTGTTTTTTGCTATATGTCCCATCGTTCAGATTTATTTTTGATTTTTCTCTCTTTGCATTATAAACTCCCAAAAACGTTTTAATTCTTCACGTTTCTCAGGAGAGGCGTCTTTAATATCTTTAAACCAGAGACCTAGGTCTAGGTCGTTTATTACAGTATCTAGGTTAGATGACTCAACCTTATTAGAATCTGATACTCTTCCTAATAAAAAGTCAGTAGTAACAGAAAAAAGATTTGCTATCTTCAAGATAGTTTCCATAGGTGGTTGTTTAGTATCATTTTCATATGCAGTATATGTAGTACGGGCAACACCTAGTTGATTAGCTACATATGTTTGAGTCCATGCAGTATTTTCTTTCTTTTTCTCTTCTCGTAAACACTTTAGTTTTTGACCAAAGGTATTCAAAGTAGTCACCACCATTATATTTAAGTCTTATTTTTAATTATAAACGAATTTATGTGTTACTAATAGTAACTTGATAAATTGTTCCTATTGGTAACTTTTGTATTGATTTGTTCCTTAAAGTGACATATAATTTTGTTAAGATGTTCTATAAAGGAAAAAGGAGGTGGTTGTATTGAGGAATTGGTTAAAAGAATTTAGATGTGTAAAAGGATATACTCATAGGGAGATTGCAAACAAATGTGAGATATCTAGAAGCTATTATACTCATATTGAGAATGGAACAAAAACACCTTCTGTAGAAATAGCCCGAAAATTAGGGAGAATATTAAATTTTAATTGGATAATTTTTTTTGAAAGTTGATGTTCCTTAAAGGAACATCGTATTATGTAGAGAGGTGATATTTATGATTAACTTCGACATCGATTCATTTCGGAAAATCATCCGAGAAGAAGTACAAAGAGCAATCGAACATCTTCAACCAATGAAAGAATTACCACCATTTTTAACTATTACGGAGTTAATGGACCTGTTACATATAAAACGCACCAAAGCATCTGAGTTATTAAACCGTTCTGATTTTCCAGTATGTCGTGAAGCAGGAGTTCTTATTCCTACACATCTTCTTTTTAAGTGGATGGAAAATCATACTGACTGGGTAGAAAATAATACAGAGTATTACAATCCATTTAAAGAATCCGTCTAATACTAAATTACCACGGCGGATTGTCACAAATAAATAATACGTTAGGTACGAATGGGGGAAGTAAATGATGTCTATAGGAAAAGAAGTTGCTATGGCGCGCAAACGAAAGGGAATCACCCAAGAACAACTTTCCTTAGAAATCCCTGTGAGTCGTGAGTCACTAGCAAAATATGAAACTGAAAAACGACGGTTACCGGAAGACTTACGAAAATGTATTACTGAAGGAATTGATGATCCGCAGCTGTTTTTTAAAATGTGGAATGAAGCAACAGGTCATGTAAGTATTCCATTTTTTAATGGAGAATACATAGACCTTCATCCTACAAGTATGAGATACATGGTTCAACAAGAAACAAATGAAGCTTTAAAACAACTTGATACAGTATGTTGGTTTAAACCTTCACAGGCATGGTCTGAAAGTGAGAAAGAATCTATGAAAAAGGTCATGCATGAAATTTTGGATGCTACGGGTTCGATGATGAGTCTTGTAGCGGTTTTATGTGATCAGTACGGTTTTTCAATGACAGATATATTTAAGTATTGGAAAGTTTCACTACGAGCAAGGAAATATACAGATGGTTAATTTGATTATTACTGGGGAGGTTTAAGTTATGACAATTGATTATGTGAGTCCAACTTTAAAGCAATATAAAGAACTGATAAGAAAAGAAGCAAATTTATATGGTGATATTCGAATTGCATCAGTTTGTGGAGATTATATAAAAGCTAAAAATTTAAAACAAGAGAAGAAATTAATGGAGATAAGAATTCGAATTATAGAAGCTGCATTTGTTTTGAAAAATACAAAGAAAAAAGAAATGGCTACCGCATAGCCCGCGATAACCAATACTACCAACAAACGAATTATAACATATTACGATTTAGTACGACAAGCAACTGTGCTTGTCGTTATGGCCAGAAAGATTTGTTTCCCCAAATAGTTTATAAGATTGTATTTTCTGGTCATAACGATACGTACAGTATCAAATTATTTGAAGTGAGGAATAAATGATGAAAGTAGAATGTAATCGTCTGTTTGATTTAGTTCTACCAGGAGACTTTGCTTTTGCAAATGAATTACATAACTGCATGGTGACATGTATTCATAACATGTTTAATGCTAGTTCATTAGATGAAGCAAATCGTTGGGAGAAGGAATTAAATAGATGTGCAAAAGAATTCAAGAGTCTTCGTAATGCAAAAGAGGAACACGAGGTATCGAAGAGTTATCGTGTAGTTGTTAAAAGTCTTCAGGAGAAGGGGATTAATGCATCAATAGTTAGTCATAGAAAATAAAAAATCTATCACTTGGCAGAGTGATAGATTTCAGACTCTGATAGAGAGTCTTTCTAAAAATAGAATTAGATTAAGTATATCAAAGTAAACCAAGTAAAACAATGGAGGATGAATAATATGGCAGTTTATAGACCAGTACACGTTTCATTTTGGCAGGATTCATTTGTTTTAGATCTTACACCGGAGGAAAAGTATTTCTACTTGTATTTGATGACAAACAGTAAAACGTCTCAATCAGGAATTTACGAGCTTCCACTTCGTATTATTGAAACTGATACAGGATACAACCGTGAAACTATTATGAAGCTATTAGAGCGTTTTGCAGAGTACGGGAAAATAAATTACAACCATAGAACAAAGGAATTATTTTTAATTAACTGGTTAAAATTCAATCCTATTAAAAATGTAAACATTGAAAAGTGCGTTTTAAAAGAGATTCAATCTGTAAAAGATCAAGATTTTCTGGTTGATTTTTATGAAACATGTTTGCAATTAGAACGGGAACAAGATTTTAAAATTCCTCGTATTAAAGAATATTTATCAGTCCGTTTGGAGGGGCTTATAAGGGGCTTCGAAGACCCCAGCAAGGAAGAAGAAAAAGAAGAAGAAAAAGAAAAAGAACAACACCAAGAAAAACGCGTAAGCACGAAAGAAGTTGTTGAGGTTAATCCAATTTCTTTTTACGAACAGAACTTCGGACTCATTACACCGTTTATTGCCGAAGGTATTCATGCTTGGATAGATAATCTAAATGCAGAACTAGTTATTAAGGCTATGGAGATAGCTTTAGAGAAGAATACGAGAAACATGTCTTACGTAAATACAATTTTACGAGATTGGCATCTTAAAGGATTGAAAACAGTAGCAGATATTGAAGCAGCTGATAAAGCATTTCGTACCCAACGATTAGCAAAGGCACAACAAACGACGCAAGCTCCTTATCAACAAAAAGGCTTATCGGAATCTACTAAGAACGCAATACAGCAACAACAATCATGGGAACAAAACATTCCAACGGATGAAGAACTTGCAGCACTTAATCAACAGAATAGATGGATGATGCAATGAGTAACGATATGATTCGTAACGCAGAAGCTGAACAAAGTGTTTTAGGTAGCATTATTCAAGAAGGTGATTTAATTAAAGATTGCCAGCTAAAGGCAAAGCAGTTTTCTTTACCGACACATCAAGTGATTTTTAAAGCGATGAGGGAGTTGGAGGATGCTGAGGTTCCGATAGATCTTGTTGCTCTTATTGGGAAATTCGATGAAAGTTTTATGAATCAAATCGGCGGAATCGAATTCTTTGTAAATCTGACAGAAGTTGTAGCGACAACAAAAAACTTTTCGTATCACGAAGGGTTAATTGTTGAATCTTGGAAAATGCGACATGCTCAAGAAGTTGCTGGTAACTTATATAACCGCCTTCAGCATGAAAGAGATATGAGTGCTATTAGTACATCGATCGATGCACTAAGCTCCATTGAAGAAACAGGTTATTCAGATGAATTTAACTTGAAAGAAACGCTTGTTGATCTGTATAAGGAAATGCAGGTTGATGTAGGTGATTTAACTGGTATACCAACTGGTTACGATGATTTAAACAGAATGACAGCCGGATTACAAGAAGGCGATCTAATCATTATAGGTGCCCGTCCTTCGATGGGGAAAACAGCATTTGTACTAAACGTTGCTTTCCATGCAGCAAGTGCACATACAGCAATAGGAATTTTTTCACTAGAAATGGGAGAAAAGCAGTTAATTAAGCGTATGATCTCAAGTGCTGGAAATATAGATGCTACGAAATTAAAGAATCCTAAAAGGCTATGTAATTTAAAGGATTGGGAAAAGATTAGCCAGGCAATGGGGTTAATTAATGATTTGCCACTAGAAATTTACGATAAAGCAAATGTAACCATGCAAGAGATTTATGCTAAGACTAGGAAACTAAAGCGTAAGCATCCTGATAAAAAGGTTTTAATCGCAATTGATTACTTGCAGCTTATTGTGGGAAATCCAAAGCACAAAGGAAATCGCATGCAAGAGATTGGTGAGATTAGCCGTAAGTTAAAACTTATGGCAAGAGAATTAAATGTATGTGTAATTGCATTATCACAGTTAAGTCGTGCTGTTGAGAGCAGACAAGATAAACGTCCATTGTTATCAGATTTACGTGAAAATGGGCAAATTGAGCAAGACGCTGACTTAATCGCATTCTTATACCGCGAAGATTACTATGACCGTGAAACAGAAAATAAAAACATAACGGAAATTATTTTAGCAAAACAGAGAAATGGTCCAGTAGGTGTTGTTGAGCTAGCGTTCATTAAAGAGTTTAGTAAGTTTGTAAGTTTAGAGTGTAAGTTCAATCACCAACAGGAGGCTTAATTATGTTGTTACGTCAGGAAGTAGAGCGTAGAAAACTAGTAATTATTCGTAAATTATTGGGATTGGGATTATCAGAAGTTAATGGACAAACATTAGATCAGCTAACGCTAACACAGCTTGAAGGAATTTTATTTGCGAGCTTACAGGTATCGGAGGGAACACATGATGCCAAAGCAATTAACAATCTTTGACGTGGAACCAGTTGTATCGTTTGATCCTAAAAAAGCTCACATTCACCGTTTGAATTCAAAATTACGGTATGCAGATGTGGTTGTACAAATACCACGCCAAGCCAAAGCAGCTGATGAATTAAAACCAACGACTGCAACTGATGAACGTTATGAGTTATTTGAAGATTACGCGATTGGGATTTGGCGTTATAAGCGAGCGGAGGATAAACAATTTGCATGGGAAGAAGCTGAAGAAATATGTAAGCAAGCAAGGAATGAAAAAGAGCCTGTACCAATACGGCTGCATTTATCACTTGAACAATCATTTGTTCCAGAAAATGTTGTGCGATATTTGTAGACAAACAAAAAAAGCCGAGATTGCTCCCGACTTGCTTCAACAAAGTAATTATAACATATGGGAGTGGTCTTGGTGGGAATTAGAAAAGAAAATCTTGCAGAAATGACAGCAGAAATTTCATTAAGTCAAAATATGATTTACGTTGTAAAAGATGGAAAGATTCATCAGATTGAGCCACCAATAACTGGTTATGGCGAGCAATCGTTTGTATATAAAAGTGGGAAAGTAACTCGTATGGATGAGCGGAAGATACAGTTGTTTTAATTTTATTATATAGCAATAGCGCAATTTGTTTTGTAGAAAAGTCGAACGTACATTAAGATATTGCGTTATTTGAATTAAGGGGAGATTTAATCTAGACTATTCATAGCAAAATGAATTGAATAGGAGGCAGATTATGTTAGATTTATTTGGGAGAAAATACAAGAGATTATATGAATATATGATAGGTGCATATTCGAAGTTAAAAGCAGAAAAACAATTAAGTGATATTAAAAAAGAACAATCTGAAAACATTATTAATAACATCTCAAGTATTATTAGTGAGCATAAATATGAAATACTTTCTATAGAGTATAATAAAAAAATTAATGATTATGTGATAGTTTATATACGAAATGACGTAGGAGAGAATCTTACTTTTTCAGGAAAAGAGAGTTTTGATGTTTATATTAAAACTTTAGGCTATAAACAACTCAGGAATAAGAGTGAGATAAACTTTTTTGTTGATTTAAAAACAAAAGAAAAATCATTTTTTATTGTGGACATTCAAACTGGAGGTAACACTAGTAAAGGTTTTGGTGCTATTGCAATGGATAATTTAATTAAACTAGCAAAAAGATGGGATATATTATGTATATATGGGGATAGATATTTTGAGGATGAGGTTAATAAATTAAGACAAGAAAAATATTATGGAGACCGTGGATTTGAAGTCACTGAGCATACGATAAGACTTCATTTAAAAAAATAATATTTGTTATTATATATGGGGCTATCTTTGTAACCAAGAAAATTGTTATTTATCAATAAAGATTAGAAGTATAATAAGAATATATGGAATAATATTGTCCTACTGGAAGAACCAGCGGGCATCAAACTATGAAGAGCATTAGTAATATTGCTCTGTGGTTTGGTGTCCGTTTTTTGTTTTTTATTTAAAAAATAGACAAGGGGTGTTTATATATATGACACAATTAACGTTCTTGCCTAAGATCAATCGCAAGGCAACACAAGATCTTTTAGAAGAAATACTTGAGAATGTTCGTATTTATAGACAATTTGGGATGATTAGAAATGAGATGAAGGTCACAGCTTCTTGTGAGCCAAGATATCATGGTGCGACAAATATAGTGGGGAAACCAGCTGAAGAAGTTGCTTTAGCAAATGTGGAACTGAGTGAGCGCGAAGAGAAATTACAACGTCTATCGTTTCAGATTGAAAAGGTATTAAGTCGTTTTAGTAAGAGCCAAAGGGATATAATTGTAAAGCGATATTTAGAGGATGAAGAAGTATTCGATTATATGGTCTATAACGAAATTGGTATGAGTGAACGGACATATAGACGTAATAAAGCGAATGCTTTTTATAAACTGGCATTTGCTCTTAGATTAGAAGTTTATGAACAAGAATGAATTTTGTTCAACCTATTCGTAATCCAGAGCAGATACAACAAATCAAGGAATACCTGAAAGAAAAGAATGAACGAAATTACATCTTATTTGTAATTGGAATTAATACAGGTTTACGTATAAGCGATATTTTAAAACTGAGGGTTGGAGATTTAAAGGGAAGTCATATTTCCATACGTGAAATGAAGACGGGTAAGCAAAAACGTATTCAAATTACTGCAGTATTGAAAAGAGAATTGAAATGGTACATTGAAGATATGGAAGACAATGAATATCTAATTAAGAGCAGGCAAGGCAAGAATCGGCCGATAGGAAGAAGTATGGCATATAAAATACTTAGAAATACTGCAGCAGAGTTTGGGTTAGACGAGATTGGAACGCATACACTACGGAAGACATTTGGATATCATATGTACATGCAGACAAAGAATATAGCTTTATTAATGGAGATATTCAATCATTCATCCGAAAGGCTAACATTAAGATATATAGGAGTAAATCAAGATGCACTGGATAAAGCGATGACTAGATTTAAAATTTAATAAGCGATAATATCAATTCATTCTATTTGTTGACAATTTGAATTAAAGTAAGAGCTTCTTTCCAATCATCAATATTCCTTGCCTTGTCAACTTTATACATACCCGTGAACATCGATATTGCAAAATGAGAAAATTCTAAAGCAAAAATAATCAGCAACTCTATCCTTCTACTCATTAGAAAAATGAAAGCTTAACCATACTTGATTAATAATGTATAATGGAAAATAAAAATGAAAGCTGGAAAAATATGAGTAAAAAATATAATGCAAAAATATTTGATATCAATCCAGATGGTACTCTTAATACAACAAAACTATCTAATTTGGAAAACACACTACTTCTGAATCGCGACATCATCTATGTATACATTGGCGATAAAAATTGCTATATCGGACAAACAAAGCATTTACAAAATCGTCATAAACAGCATAGCGGTAGCCAAGAGCCAAATTTTATAATGTCTAAATTTAACAAACTAGTTATACTCTATGGACAACTAGTGGATAAAAACTTGGACTATCTTGAAAAACGACTGATTACACTTTTCATAACAGACAATACGAGAAATAAAAGAAAAATAGAAATTGATAATAAAACTAGAGGGAACTTTTCAAATCATCAACAAGATAGCAAAGAACTTGATGCATTAGTCATTGCTCCCTTTTGGCAAGAGGATTTATTTGACTTAGGTTGCATAAATAATAGAAAAGTCTCTTATTTGAAGCGCCGAATTTTAGCTAAGTATTCACCGTTTATGGATCTGGCACTAGAACAACAAAAAATAATCAATCGCTTTATCGATGAAGGAGGAAACTTCCTTATTGAAGGTGGAAGTGGAACTGGTAAAACTGTCTTGATGACAAACACAGTTGCACAACTATTTGACAAATACAATGGAGAGAAGAAAATTGGTGTAGTTGTCAAAGCCAATTGGAGAAGAAATGCGATTCGTATTTTTACTGACTATGGCATTAGCAAAAATGTTACAGTTGGAACTTGGGGAATGTTGCTAAACTCTGAAGAAAAATACGATTATATCATCGTGGATGAGGCACATAGACTTCCTCGTTTTTACGGGAAGCTACATCCTTCTGAACGAAAATATTTTAATGGGGATAGAACAAAGACTAGTCTAGAATTACTATCAAATGTTACTTCTTCCTTAATCTTATTTTATGATCGTTATCAGTCTATCAGACCTTCTGATATCCCAACTTATATCTATGATGAGTATGTAAAACAAAAAGAATTTAAAGAAATCCCGTTAACAACTCAATTCAGAATTGATATCCATGACAAGGAAAAAACATACACAGCGGATGATTATATCAAAGGAATAAGATATCTATTACAAATTTCTGATGATGCGTCTTTTGATAAATCTCTATTTACAAATCCTGATCCTGACTCTTATTTTGGTTTTTCAAACTCTATTGAAGAACTCTTCATGTATGTAAATCGTATGGACAACTTAATTAGAGATAGCCAAAATCGTGTTATTGCTGGTTATGCAAGAGAGTGGGTTAGTAAATCTGATAAGACTGCCTATGACTGGGAAGAAGGAACCAATCAATGGCAATGGAATTCCACCCACGAAGATTGGATGAATAAAAAGAACAGCAAAGAAGAAATTGGCTCAATTCATGCTGTTCAAGGAGTGGATATCAATTGTGTCGGTCTTATTATCGGGAAAGATTTGACTTTCAAAAATGGAAAAGTCATTGCTTCAAAAGAGAACTATTTCGATAAAAATGGCAAGCCTATTCAAAGTGAATTTACAGAATCAGAATTCAATACCTTCATCAAAAACATTTACTATACTCTTATGACTAGAGGAATTGATGGTATTCGGGTTTATATTGAAGATAGTAATTTGAAAAAATATTTTCTTGACACAATAAATGCATAAAAGAAAAAGTACACGGCTCAATTTCTGCTCGTGTACTTTTCTTTTGCCTATAATTGATTATATTTTTCTTTATGCCCCTTACTCTTTTCAACTGGATACTTCATCTCATTTTTTGCAAGTTTTTCTTTAATGATTTGATCCACATCAAATCCGAGATTATCTGCCATCATATATGAATAAATTAGTACATCTGCCAACTCTTCTTTTAAGCGTTCTGGATTCTTCTTTGCCTCTTCAGAACTTTTCCATTGAAACAATTCCAAAAGCTCATTTGCTTCTAAAGATATCGAGATAGCTAAATCCTTTTCATTGTGAAATTGCCGCCAATCACGATCATCCCGAAATTTATTGATTAATTCCATAGAATTCTTCATTTTGTCACCTTCATTAACTTAAATTATCTATCTTCATTATTTACAGAAAACGTTTTTGATTCTCAGAATTTTTAAATCAGTCATATATTCCTTCACGAGCACGCGTTAAAAGTACATAATATTGATTTAACACAAGAGTAAGGATATCCTGATATGCCTGCTTATAATTCACGTTATTGTTCTGCAGGTATAAGCGAGCTTGGTTTACAAAAGTCGCATCTCTCATGACGTCCAAATTAAATTTCCAACTATTTGTATTGTTGTCCCAATACAAATCATTATACTAGATAAATTCAGTATAATCATAATCTAGACCTTGAGCCGTATACAAATAGAAGAGCATTCAATACAATTTTCTCACTCTTTTATATTAACATATATTTATATACCCTTCTTTTCTATTTCTAATAAATTAAAAGGAACCTCGATGTGAAGGTCCCTAAAAATTAACATTTTATTTCTGAATTACTCGCTCGAATATACTCACCATTACAATAAAAGTAGTCACTAATACCCTCTCCTCCTTTGCTAAAACTTCGTAAAACAAAAATTCTTTTTAATTTATCAGATTTAAATAAGAAACATGGAGGAGGATAAGTGTCCGCGTAATTGGACGGAAACATTGTAGAAATTCCCTTCACGGAACAAAAACAGAAGTGGCTGGCACACCAGAACATTGTACTTGTCGTGGATGTAAAGATCACATGAAGATTACTTGGAGCTAATAATATTTTTGATATGATTATGGGATAATCTAAACAGAGGATAGTTTCTTTGCGGTATAAAGAGACAATCCTCTTTCTGATTAGATTTTTTATTGTGTAGTTAACCATTTTAATTATGTTGTGTAACTCAAAAAAGAAACTCCTATGAAGCTATAAATATCAAGGGATGTGGCGCTTGGATTAGTTACACAAAATATAAGATATGGGTAACTATAAAATAAACTGTTATAATTTTATAGATGAATGGAGGGATTGTAATGAAGAAAAGAAATAATATTTTTGCAAACCTAGATAAAATAAAGAAAGAGTGCTTTTTGAAAGAATGTTTTCACCAAGATGAGAATTGTAGTGATAAGATTATAAAAGCCCATTCCATACAAAATAATAGGATATTAAATAAAATATCTGAAAATGGAGAGGTATTAATGATTGCAGGGGAGAGCGATAGTTCTTCAATGTTTAAAACTTCAATGCAACGTGTAGGCAGGAAAAGAGCTACAACTTTTACAGGTTTTTGTGGTAAACATGATAATGATTTGTTTATGCCTATAGAGGAAGAAAAGTATCGAATAGGAAATAAAGAACAGGAATTTCTATTTGCATATAGAGCTTTGGCAAAAGAATTTCACACAAAGACAACTGTAGGAGAAATGTATAGAAAAATGCAGCAGTACATTAGAGCTGGAGAATATCATAAACTCAGTAATATTTTTGATGAAAACTCCCAACTTAATCTAGAGTATATACAATATATGGGGGAAGCAGTTACTGGTTATTTGATTGGAAGTGAGGATGCAGAAGCTAGATTGAATCTTTTTAGAAAGAGAATGAATGAATTTTTGGACAAATCTAGTTTTGATGAAATTGTTACGGACGTAATAGAGCTTGATGAGGAATACCATATAGCAGTTTCTTCAATTACTTTTATTGAAACGGATCTAAATAACAAAGTTATAAATGAGATGGCTAATTTGCAAGCGTCGCTAGCTCCATTATTTATTACAGTATTTCCTCAGGATGGAAAGACATATATTTTATTAAGTTATTTCGAAAGAAATAAAAGAAGGTATAAATTTATAAAGGAACAAATTCTTACTCAAAGTATTAAAATGCAAAAAATTATAATTTCCAATTTAATAGTAGCCTATCTTGAAAACTGGGCTATCTCACCAATAAAGTGGAATAAATTAAGTGCAAAAATGAAATCAAAAATTTATAAATACTATGTTAATACAATTGTGGCAGGCGATGGCAGGAGATCTTTATTATATGACAGGAATATGAATTTATTTTTTTAAATTTTTATTTATTGTATAGAAGTTATTCTAGTGGCAGATTCGTGACCGCTTTTTGACCGCAAATGTGCCGGTTGATTTGGAAGCAGCATGATATATTTGTATTGTGAGAGTGGCGGAAAACACGACTCACGCCTACCTTTATAATAGATCGTCATGCTAAATGGTGATGGTTGCGGATTGAATGGATTGCCGTTTCATGTAATTCACAGCAATTTGCATAACAATGCTTTGAAAATGGAGAAGGGCTTTTGTTCTTCTTTCAGTCGCTAATGCCGAGATATGTCATATACTTTTTAGCGATTGAAAGAGGCGTGAAAACACCTTAACCAAACTAATGAAATGTGAAGCACACAAATACAACTTGTCTATTTGGAAAAACCGTTATCTGATTGGATAGCGTTTTTTTACTTTCCATCAAAGAAAATAAAACTTCATTTACCGCATTTTAATTAATATAATACCAATCTTTCTAAGGATTAATCATATCTTGATAAAAGGATAATATATTCTTTTGTCGAAATGTACATAGTTGGAAAGGAAGTGTTTATATGAGTGACTCTTACTATAGTACTGCTCAGATATGTGTAAATGGTCATAAAATTACTGCAAGATATGAAGAAACTGCTAGTCTAAGAGCTGAATATTGCAAGGATTGCGGTGGGAAAACGATTAATGAATGTACTAACTGTAATGTCATTATTCGTGGCTATCATAACGTTCCAGGAATTACTGTTATAGGGAAAAAGTACAATGTCCCTAAATACTGTCATAATTGTGGACAAGCATATCCATGGACAGAATCTGCGCTTATCGCGGCAAAGGAATTAGCTGAAGAGGTTGAGGGTTTGACACCAGAAGAGCGAGAAATACTAAGTCAAAGTATTGACGAAATAGTAAGTAATGGACCACGAACAGTAGTGGCTACCACAAGATTTAAAAAAATGACTACAAAGTTCGGTCCAGCTATAGCAACTGGATTTAAAGATATTCTTGTTGATGTAGTAAGCGAAACTGTAAAAAAGAGTTTGTGGCCATAAATTATTAAGGCATCCTAGTGGATGCCTATTATTATGTGAAAATATTGTAGAGGTGATTGAATGGCAAAGGAATATGCAAAACACTTTTATAAATCCACTGCATGGAAGAAGTGTAGGGATTCATATTTTAAATTTAAATATGGATTATGTGAGAGGTGTAAAGGGACGGGGAAGATTGTTCATTACAAGGATCACAATAGGCAAAATAATAGTATTTCAAACTTAGAAGTAATGAGCTCCTCCGAACACACGAGAATGCATAATGAAAAAAAAGAAATCATCAGATGTGAAAGGACAGGAAGAATATTGAGTGTAAAGGTTATAGCGCCAGTGGAAACAGCTCATTTTGTTGAAGTGGACGAGCTGTCGGATAGTGAAAGAGGCGTTGGTGGATTTGGTAGCACGGGAACAAAGTAGTATCAAATTTGAATTTTATTCAGAATGAAAATTTAGTGGAAAAAAAGTAATAAAAAAGGAAAAACCCCTGGGGGACAGGGATTCACTAAGGGAGATATTGTTGTCGTGCAATGTCGAAATTTGGCATATTCAACGAATTAATATTATCACGAATTTTCAGGATAGAGTGGTAGTAGATGTGTCAAAAATGTGTATGAGTTTCATATAAAAGCGTTATCTTACAGAAAAAGAACAGCTAGCAAAAGCTAATTGCTGTGCTTAATTTATGGCTGATTCCAAAAAAGTGACATACCAACAAAATATAAAATTATTAAAAGGAAAAGTGCTATGAAAATAATTAAAGAAATCTTTAGCCATAAATTTTTCATCAGTAGACCTCCTTTATTAAGAATATTAACATCTATCTAAAATTTGAACAAAATAGTTATTTAAATAAAAGAACCCCCGTTTATCTACGGGGCTTCTAAGGGTCATTGTCAAGTAATGACGTACTCGACTAATTAACCGTAACATGAACTTTTTGGGAATAATACTGGTAAATGCATCCAAATGATTAAGTGTTATTATTTTGAACAAAAACGTTATTTTAGTGGCAAATAAAAAAAGAGCACATTCATATGTGTGCTCTTAGAAAGGTAGGTTTCTCTGTGAGTAGGGATCTCCATACAACAACATATGCTTGTCACATTTAAATGTGTAAAAAATCAACAAAAACACTATTTTATACAACAAAACAGCTAGCTCGATTGGCTAACTGTTTTGTTAGAAAGAAGCTCACGCTTAGCAAGTGATGAGTTGTAACTTTAAGTTACAGCTATAGTATAACCGGAGTGGAAATGTTATTCATGAATGAAAGGAACTTAATAAAAACTTCATTTGAGAACAAAAACTTTGTCCCACTTCTGTTTAGGAGANNTCTCCTAAACAGAAGTGGGATAAAGCAGAGAGCCTCTCAAATGACAATTAATTAAGCCCTACAAAGGTAGTATGTACTTACATTGAAAATTTATACAACAAAGCAGCTGGCTTAATAAACCAACTGCTCTATTGTTTCAATTACCTCATAAGGAGAAAAAATTTAGCGCAATTTCACGGGAATAGAATTCTGGCTGGAGCCTATCCATAATATGCACGATATTTAAAGAAGTATTCACGAATTTTAGAGAACTTAATAAAAATTTTATTTTGTATAAATCAAGACCCTAGTCTCCTAGGGTAATGGGTATAACAGTTCGCTTTATTTGAACAATTATTATAATAACGCAATATTAAATTAATAACATCAAGTAAATGTTTCCAATAAAAGAGCAGCTAGCAAAAGCTAACTGCTCTACTCCAAGGGGGTTGGAGAAAGATTATTGTATCTACAGTATTGACGGAATATTGAGTTTTATTCAAGTGAATCGAATTAGTATATGTATAAGTTGTAAGTTAAATGAAAAATAACATAGTTGCAGCATAGCAAGATAAAACTGAAATGATAGAAAACATGGTTTTAAGTTTTCGGCGTTCTTTTTCATCTTTGGTAGCAAACGAAATATATTTTCGCATTCCAAATCCGAATATCCAAATGCCAAATGTTAATCCACATATCCCAACAAAAAATTGAGGATTTGGAAATGAAGTAGGAGTCGTAGCAGATAAAAGTACAGTTTTTATGGATAAATAACAAAATGTTGTTAAAAGAGAGCAATATATGATAGCGGTAATCCATTTATTCATAATCGTTACCTCCTTTTATATAATAGTAAATTTATATAAGTTAAAAATATTATATCATGAAGAACTTTTAATTGTATGTAATGAAAAACTCAACAAAATAATCCTTTTAATAGAAAGCGAGGAATAACAATGGGCTTAGGAAACCGAGGAATGGCATTTGAGATGCTTATCAATCTATCTAATGAAATGTACCAAAGGGATGGAGTGGCGCTTATAAACAAGCGTCCGACTCCTGTGAAGGTGTTAAAGAGTGCAGGTGGACGAGTGTTAAATGGATTCTATGAATCTAAGAGTACAGTGGATTATGATGGCGTGTATAACGGACGAGCTATTGCATTTGAAGCTAAATCTACAGAGAGCCTTACACGATTTGATTTAAAGAATATAGCGCAGCACCAATTAGATTACCTAGAGAAAGCGGAGAAGATGGGAGCGGTGTGTTTCTTCCTTATAGAGTTTAGTAAGGACCATACAGTGTTCCTTGTACCATCATCAGTTATTCAATCTTATGTAAGGATGTCTCATCAGCCGAATGGGAAGAAGTCGATCCCAAGAGCAGACTTTGATATTTATGGATACTTAGTAGATCAGACAGAACGAGCACCAGTTGATTATTTACAATTTGTTGATGAATTAGCGGTTTAAATGGATAACGGAACCATGACTAACAGTGTGGTGGGGGCTGTATTGTAGTCATCGTTCCCTTATTCAGAAGATGAAGGATAAAATTTCACATACCTGATGTGAATTGAAAATAACAAAATTGAAATAGGGGGATTTACTATGACAAACATTTATCAAAACTTAGGCGAAGAAATCGAATTAATGGAGATTGAATTAAAGGATTTGAAATTAGAGCACAAATACTTGATTAAAAATATGCATATGAATGCTCCTAAGTTTAATGGGGTAACTGATTACAGCAAAGATCGTGTGACAGGTGGACAGATTCCTTTAGCTTTAGATGAGATTGCAGGACGTCATGATCGTATTATGGAGAAATCAGAAAGACTAAAAGAACGAATTGCAGATAAGAAGGTATTACTGGGAGAAGCGCAGTTTGTTATGAGTAAAAAGAAAGGGCTAGAACAACAAATTATATATTTGCGTGATGTGATGGGATTCAATTTAAAGCAGATTGCTAGTGAGCTAGGTTATAGCTATCAACACATTAGACGAGTAAGTAGTAAAATGAACAAATGCTACAATCATGCTACATCTGTGCAACACTGCTCTTGATTAATCGCTGATATACTATTAGTAGTGAGAGGTGCACATGACCACCATCTTGCAAGATGTTTATTTCATGATTTCTACATTTGAAAATGGAATGGGGTGGTTCATTTGATTGAATGACCAACACGTTCCCGGCACATTTCAAAACCAAAGTAATAAGAAAAATAATGCATCGTTATTTGAGCACATTACACTTTCTAGTGATTACTGCGAATCTTCACTAGGCAGAGAGCTTCCGCTCTTTGTTTGAGCAAACATGAGACAGTCATCCCCCTCTGTCCTCCACATGTTTGTTCACGCAAGGCGCGGATAAATGATACGTCTTGATATAGGTTAAAGGACCTTTATAAGAGAGGACCCATACCTCTCGAAGTCTACGGACTATAAACGAGAAATGGTTTCGACTGTTTCTCTCGGGATTAGCACACGTGCTTATAGATTTAATACAAACCATGGTGAAACATCTATAAGGCTAGTCACGAGAGAAGCTGTTGATATCAGCTAAAGATTATAAAGAGTATATTCTTGCTCTTCTCCCAGTCACTGAATACAGGGCGTGTAGCCATATTATGTTCATGCGGTGATTGGGAGAGGAATGAGAGTGATCTCATCCTATAATTGATTCATTTCGAAATTCCCCTTTCGTGAATGTTTCTCCCATCCCTTTTAGAGCTGTCACTTCGGTGATGGCTTTTTGTTTTGTAGGATATTCTTCTTTTTTGTCGAATAGATAGAATGAAGGGAGATGATTCTATGATACAAACAGTAATCTTAAAGGCATCAAGCGTAGGGCCTTTACAGGAAAAAGTTAATGAAGCATTAAAGGATATAATGCCTGCTGAGGTAGTTGATATTAAACTTTCTAGTGCTTATGACGGGGATACTGACAGTTATATTGCTATGATCATTTATAAATTAGCATAATTAGAGTGTATTTAATACAGTGGCGGAATAGGTAAACGCTAGTGGCAGGGGAAGCGGGGCTTTCGACAGCTCGCACAAGGTGAATGACTGAACTACTCATTATATAAGGTGCAAATCCTTATCTGTATTTACAATTAAGCATCCATAAGGGTGCTTTTTTCTTTGTTATATAGAAATTACATAATAAGCATCTTTAAAGGTTGTATTAGGTATAGTTAGGATTGAACATCATATAATAATACAGAACGGTTTCCAACATGTTACCCCATCGATTTTTACGAGAGAGCACTTAACTTGGGGGAGTGCTCTCTTTCGTTTACACATAAGGAAGTTCTCGACATACAATATCAGGTCAACATAAATACACCATTACTCGCATAAAGAGCTCTATCCCTATTTATAGAGCTCTTTTATTTGCACCTTTTGAGATGGACAAGCATATATTATAGTGTAGGACAACCTCTCTCAGGTCCTATTCAATACTCATTGAAAACTCCTACACATTTGGGCATCTACTGATGTGGATGCTCTCTTTTTATGCACGATTTGAATAGTACAAACATATACTGCTTGTACCTCATTAACTTTAGTAACCTTGACTCTTGTTAATGAGATTCTCATAATCCTTTAAAGGGCGCTCGCGGAAACGGGTGCTCTTTTTATTTTGAACAAAATGGACATTTGGATAGGAAGGGTGATGAATGATGGAGTTGTTTGGTGGGTTTATTGCTGGATTTATAGTTTGCTTGGTAATCATGATTCAGTTCATTAAGGCGAAGGAAGTAAAGGAAATGACTGAGGATGAAAAAACACAACTGAAGGAAATGGAATGGGTAGCAAAACATAGAGCTCATACTAATAGTTAAATAGATAAATGATGATAAGGGGTGAGGGGATGAAAGCTATATTACGGACTATAGATGGTTCTGATCATGTGTGGGAAGATGGACATGATGCTTTGGATTTGTTTAACAAAGTAGAAGAAGGGATATTTGCTGAAGGGACTTATCTAACGCTGAAAAATGATAATCACGAAGTAAAAGGGATTATCAATATGAAATACGTAACGTCCATAAGATTTGAAATCTAACAAAACAAACGAACACAACGAACGAAAATAGAGATAGTTAACAAAATAAAAAGAAACAAAAAAATCTTTTAAAATCAATATTTTGAATGTATACTTTTTTGGCGTTTTCTTCGGAATAAGGAAAAATATCAGAAACTCAATGTTTTCAACGATTTGAATGTAAACTAATGTGTAAAAGTTTACATTCGGTAGTGGTGTGGGAAAATAAGATTCTTTTTGTGTTATTCTGGAAGAAAAAGGGGATGAGAGTATGATAGTGAAAATGATATGTGATGTATCTAATAGGTTCAATCGATATGCTGAACATCCAATCAACAATGTATTAGAAGAAGCTGGTTGTACAAGTATCACTAAAACTAAAGAACCATTTCCTGAAGGACAGATATTAGCTGAAGTAAAAAAGAAACCACGAGACTTAATTATTCATGGAGTAACGTGGGAGATAGTTGAACCTTAAAGTAGCGAATCCGCTGCTTTTTTTGTTTTGCATAGAAAAAGGAGCCATTATAGGCTCCTTAATTCGATTCAGAAGTTTTGTAGTTTTTCTTGATGATATCTTTTATGTCGATGATAAAGGATATAAGAAATCCAGCAGCTAGGATACCATTTACCCAATAATATGTATTTCCTGCTGTGAATTTATTATAAAAGGATTGGACATTATACAACATCACCATTGCTGAAAAGAAAGCAGAGCATGCTAAAGTACCAAAACTTTTCATAATGGTCACCTCAATTCTAAAAGTTATGACTTTTTATATAATTATACATTAAAATAAATGGATTTAAAATATAATACAAAAGGAATTACCGCGAGGTGGTGAATATGGCTAGGCAAAGAAGCCCAGATCGTGATAAAGCGTTTGAAATGTACAAAGCAAGTAAAGGTGAGAAACCATTAATTGATATTGCAGCTGAGTTAAATCTCAAGCCTTCGCAAATCAGAAAGTGGAAATCACAAGATAAATGGGATGAACAAATGAATGGTAACGTTACTATTGCGAAAAGGAGCGTTACTAATGTTAAAAATCCTAAAACAAAAGAGAAACTAAAAGAGATTTTAGAAGATGAAGAGCTGACTGAAAAGGAACGGCTCTTTTGTTTATATTACGTGAAGTACTTCAATGGTACACAAGCTGCAATCAAGAGCGGATATGCCAAAGAGAGCGCTCATGTACAGAGTAGTCGATTATTACGACGTGAACGAGTTTCTTCCTATATAAAGGAGCTTAAAGGTGAGTTAGTTGAAAATGTATTTGTGGAAGCGATGGATGTGTTGAAAGAGTACATTAAGATTGCTTTTGCTGATATTACTAACTATCTTAATTTTGGACAAAGAGAAGTAATAGTTAAAGATGATGAAGGTAACGAGGAAACAAGGATAGTGAACTTTGTTGATCTATATGAGGCTGATATGGTAGATGGTTCAATCATTACTGAAGTGAAGCAAGGTAGAGATGGGATATCCGTTAAGCTTGCTGACAAGATGAAAGCTTTGGATAAATTAGCTCAGTACTTTGAATTGGTTCCAGATACATTTAAACATCAGATTGAAGCAGAACGACACCGAATGCAACAAGAAATGCAAAAAGTACAGATTGAGAAAATCAAAGCTGATACTGACTTTGCTAAAGAACGCGCTGCGAAACTCAAAGGTCAAAAGAAAGATACTTCATTACTCGATGCATTAATAGAAGGGCGTAAACAATATGAGCAAAACAGCGATTAAGTTTTCCCCTAAACAGTTAGAAGTTATCTATAGACCATATAATTACACTTTTGATGTTTTGGAAGGAACACCACGTTCAGGGAAAACAACAGCAGGGCACTTTCGCTATGCTGATTATTTGACGTGGACGAGAGATACAAACCATTTAATTGTAGCTTATAACCAAGAGCAGGCGCACCGACTGTTTATCGATGGTGATGGAACTGGATTGCAAAATATATTTGGAAACCTAGCCGATATTAAGCATGATGAGCGTGGTTCGCATTTGGAAATACACACGCCAAACGGCATTAAACGTGTCTATTACAAAGGCGCGGGAAAGAGTAACAGTGTCGGCGCTATAACGGGTATGTCGCTTGGTAGTGTTGTGTTTTGTGAGATTAACTTACTTAACATGGGCATGATCCAAGAATGTTTCCGTCGTACCTTTGCTGCACAAGACCGTTACCATTTAGCAGATTTAAACCCACCTGCTCCTAACCATCCGGTTATATCAGAAGTATTTGATGTACAAAATACACGATGGACTCATTGGACTCCTGATGATAATCCGATTCTTACCGAGAAGAGGAAGCAGGAAATACACGAGATTCTTTCAAAGAATCCGTACTTGCTGGAACGAGATTGGTTCGGCAGAAGGGTTATGCCACAGGGTGTTATCTATTCAATGTTTGATATGAAAAAGAACATACTCCCTGCTGTTCGTGGTCAAAGATACGAAATGTATTTTACTGCTGATGGTGGTCAATCTGATGCTACTTCATGCAGCTGTAACATTGTGGTTCGTTATGAAGATAAATTCAGACTGTTGCGTATGGCTAATTACTATCATAGTGGTAAAGATACAGGGCAAGTTAAAGCAATGTCCATTTACGCCAAAGAGATTAAGCAGTTCATTGAATGGTGCGTTAAGAAGTTTGAAATGCAGTATAGCGAGGTGTTTGTCGACCCTGCGTGTAAGTCACTAAGGGAAGAATTACACTTGATTGGTATTCAAACAACTGCCGCTGACAATAATGCTCGCGATATTAAAGGTTCAAGTAAAGGTAAAGAAGTTGGTATTGAGCGGTTACAAAACGCTATTACTAACAAACAATTTTTACTTGTTGAGTGTGATGAATACGACCACTATAACTTCTTAAAAGAAATCGGTATGTATGTCCGCTTGGATAATGGTGAACCAATAGATGCTTATAACCATGCGCTAGATGAATGCAGATACGCAAACAATTACTTCTATAAACAATACGTAAAATAAGGCGGTGAGAGCTTGTTTGGTAACATCGTTGCAAAAGTGAGGGGGTGGCTATATAAATTGGGACTAATCAAAGGAATTAAGAAGATATCTGATAAAAAAGAGATACCTATCAATGAGGAATCCTACAAGCATATCGACATGTGGAAAGCGTTATATAGCGGTCATTATGACGATTGGCATAACATTAAGTATCATACGATTGAAGGGCAGAAGAGTAGGAAGATGGCATCACTAAACATGGCGAAAGTTATCTCGCAAGAAATGGCTGCTCTTATCTTTAATGAGAAGTGCTCAATCAATATCTCAGATGACGCTCTTTCAGAGAATATTAAGAATGTCCTGGATGAAAATAACTTCATTAAAGAGTTTCAGAGGTACCTAGAGTACACATTCGCATTAGGTGGAATGGTAATCAAGGTTTACTGGGATGAAGGTATTAAGCTTTCCTATGTCACAGCAGACTGCTTTATTCCTATTGCGTGGGATAACAAGCATATCACTGAAGGTGTATTTGTAAATGAAATATCTAAAGGTGATAAGAAATACACTTTACTCGAATGGCACTTGGTAGAAGGCAAAGAGTATGTAATTAAGAACGAGTTATACGAAAGTAAAAACCAAGAAGACTTAGGTGTAAAAGTTTCTTTATCTACACTATACCCTGACTTGGAAGAAGAAGTGCGTATTGAAAACTTATCTAAACCGACGTTTGTTTACTTCAAGTCGAATACAGCGAATAACTTGGATTTAAGCTCACCACTTGGTATTTCTATCTACGCTAATGCATTAGGTACGTTGAAATCACTTGATATCGCATTCGATAGCTTCCAGCGTGAGTTCGTGTTAGGTAAGAAGCGTATTATTGTACCGACTTCAGCGATAAAAACTGTCATAGATCCACAAACAGGTATGTCGCATAGGTATTTTGATTCAACTGACGAAGTATACGAAGCGATGAAATTCGATGATGGAGCACAGAATATCCAAGATATATCTGTTGAATTGCGCGTTGAAGAACATACTGCTGCTATTAATGCTCTTTTAAACTATGTATCGATGCAGGTTGGCTTCTCTGCTGGAGCATTTAGTTTTGATGGACAAGGAGTTAAGACTGCAACAGAGGTTGTAAGTGAAAATTCCAAGACATTCAGAACAAAGCAGTCACACGAAACGATTATTGAAGATGGTATCCGTGATTTAGTTGATATCATTATCGAAATTGCTGCTCTATACGATGAATTTGAGAGTACAGATGACTATGAAGTTACTGTTACCTTTGATGATTCTATTGCAGAAGACCAAACAGCAGAGATTAATAAGCAAGTTACACTTGTTATGAATGGCTTAACGACTAAAAAGTTAGCAATCATGAAGATACACGGTGTTTCTGAAGAAGAAGCGAAGAAAATCGTAGAAGAGATCCAAAATGAGAATAAAATGGTTATGCCAGAAAATGTTGATTTCTTTGGTATGAACAATAAACAACAGAATACTAAGCCAGGAGATGAAGGATAATGGCTCTTCCTCCTAATATATTGCAGCAACTCTCTATGTTTGTAGTGGATATCTACAATGCGATTGAAGAAGAGTTGTTTTTAAACATGGCCAGAATTCTTAAGTATGACATGGAACTGCTATTAACTGCTGAGGATTTCACAGAGTATCAGCATTGGCGCATAGTCCAGTTGAATAAGCTTGGTAAGTTAAATCAGCAACAAATGGATACAATTGCTCGTTATAGTGGTAAAACGTCAGAGGAAGTACGAAAGATGTTAGAAGCGGCTGGATTTACAGCAGTGGAACAACATGAAGCGTTGTATTTAGAAGCAGTGCAAGCAGGAAGTTTAGTTGCCGCGCCAGCGATGTATACAAGTGCAGCGCTAATAGGAATCCTTAATGCTTATGAGCGCCAAGCTTTAGAAACATTTAATCTTGTAAATACTACTATGCTCAAACAGTCTCAACAGGTTTATCTAGACATCTTAAATAAAACAGTAGGTAAAGTTCTTGGTGATGTCATAACGGCGCAACAGGCGCTAAGACAGACTGTTTCTGAATGGACTCAACGTGGGATCCCTGCTCTGATTGATAAGAGAGGAAGACGATGGGGTGTCGAGGGATATGTAAGCATGGTAGCAAGGTCAACGAGTCAAAATGTGGCAAATGGCATGCAAGATGAGCGAATGAAGGAATACAACGTGGATTTATGCGTAGTGTCTAGTTATCCAGGAGCGAGGCCGAAATGCTTCGAAGATCAAGGGGAGATTTATAGTTTGAGTGGTAAACATCCTAAATATAAGCCGTTAAGTAGTACAAGCTATGGTGAACCTGATGGGCTATTCGGTATAAATTGCTCGCATATTCGTTATCCGTACATTGAAGGGCAATCAACTCAGCGGTATTTCCCTTATGCGGATGTAGAAGAGAATCGCAGGATTTACAAGCAAAGTCAGCAGCAAAGACGCCTGGAACGGCAGATTAGAAAAGCGAAGAAGGAAGTAAAGGTTATGGAAGCGTTAGGCGATGCAGAAGGCGTTAAGGAAGCGAAGAATAAGGTATCCCAACGTCAATCTGCTATGAGGGAATTCATTAATCAGACGAAGCGTAAGCGTCAATATAACCGAGAACAAATTATTTAGGAGGAATCATAATGTTAAAACCATTTAGATTACGAGTAAAAGGAATGCAGTTCTTCTCTGAAGGAGGAGACAATCCGCCAGCTGCACCGGAAGGAGGTGATCCAAGTGTAGCGACACCAGAAACTACACCGCCAACAAATCAAGAACCACCTGCACAACCACCAGTTACTTTTACACAAGAGCAGATGGATGAAGCGAAACAAAAGCAGGAAGCAGCGTTCTTAAAGAAACTCGGTGTAGAGAATTTAGATCAGTTGAAACAAACCGTGAGTGATTGGAATGCTCATCAAGAATCACAGAAAACAGAGCAAGAAAAGACAAATGAAAAGTTAACAGCCTTTGAGACTCAGTTACAAGAAAAAGATGAGTCTCTTTTTAATTTGCAAGCAGAAAATGCTGCGATTAAATCAGGCATTACAGAAGAAAAGAACTTAAATGCTGTTATTACTCTAGCAAAAACAAAGGTAAGCGATGATGTAGATATTACGAAAGCTATTGAAATGGTAGTAGAAGAGTTCCCGCATTTTAAAGGTGTAGTGGAAGAACCACCAGGAACTCCAAAACCTACATTTACAACTGGTCAACATCAAAAGAAAACACTGACTGAAGCAGAACAATGGGCTGCGGCGTTTAAATAGATTTAATTAAAACAAAAATTAGGAGTGATTTATTAATGGCTACATTAAATTATGCTTCACAATATCAACAGGCACTTATTCAAAAGTTTTCAAATGGTTTATCATTCGGTGCATTATACTCTACACCAAACAACAAGATCGTAAAATGGACAGGTGCGAAAACAATCATGATTCCACGTATTAAAGTAGGTGGATATACAGACGTTAACCGAGATGTTGTCGGAGGTTACACACGCCGCGTTGATAACTCATTCGAACCAAAAACTCTAGGTCATGACCGCGAATTCAGCACTTTAGTTGATCCAGTAGACGTTGACGAAACAAACATGGCTGTAACTATTGCGAATATCACTCGTGTATTCAATGAAGAAGAAGCGATTCCAGAACATGACAAATATATGGCTTCAAAATTATATGCTGAATACACTGGAGCAGGTAAGGTAGCAGATTCAACTGCACTTACTGTTGCAAACATTTTAGGTGTATTCGACCAGTTAATGTTCGAAATGGACGAAGCTGAAGTTCCACAAACAGGACGTATTCTTTATGTAACTCCTGCTATTAAAAAGTTATTAAAAGAAGCAGAAGGAATTCAACGTGATCTTGACATCAAAGGACGAAGTGAAAATGATGTAGCACGAGGTATTAGCTCTTTAGATGACGTGGACATCGTTTCTGTTCCTTCTTCACGTATGAAAACTGCTTACAACTTTACAAATGGTGCTGTTCCAGATGCTGCTGCAAAACAAATCAACATGATCTTAATTCATCCGCTTTCAGTAGTATCGCCGCAACAATATGAGTTTGTTGATTTAGAATCTCCGAGCGCATCAACTCGAGGTAAATATTTTTACTACGAACGCAAATACTGGGATGTATTTATCTTAGGTGCTAAAGTTGATGGCGTGAAATTCAATATTACAACTACACCTTAAAGAGAGGCTTTTATAGCTTCTCTTTTTATTATGAAAGGAATGGTGTTAAATGAGTAACACAGTAAAAGTACAACGATTGAATAAAGTATTAAACATTGAAAAAGACTTCTTATCAAGCTATCTGAATGATGGTTTCGACCAGATTAACGAAGATAGCAAGATTATCAAGCGTGCTACTGGAGGGCGTAACATCTCTGTAGCAGAGCACAACAAAGCGCTCGACAAAATCGACGAACTAGAGGCGGAATTAGCCGATCTAAAAGTGCCGAAAAAATCCGCTACTAAGTAGGTGATCATATGGCATATATAGATGCTGATTACTACAATAACGAATACAAAGGTACTCCGGTATCTGATGCAGCGTTATTAGAACGTCTTATTGCTCGTGCTAGTGACCAAATTGATGATGTTATTAATTACAAATTAGAAGGCGTCGACTTTGATAAGTTGGCACCTTTTATTAAAAAGCAGGTAAAGAAAGCAACTGCTGCTCAAGTTGAGTTTTTGGCGATTAATGGAGAGACTTCCGCAACTGTAAGTGAAGGTGGTGGAGGATTTTCCGTAGGTTCTTATTCAGAGAATGGAATGAGTGCAGGGGCAGACGATGCACCTAGTTTTTATACACAGTATGCAATCACGGTACCTAAATTCCTTAGACCGACTGGGTTGCTATATGCAGGCGTGTGTGTGCATGGCTAAACCAATAAGACGTTCATTGTTAATCCATACAGTCGAGTATTTGGAGTATAGGGGTGAGGATGATACATGGGGTGGAAGTGATAACTACGCACCTGCTGTAACAATTGAAAGGGTTCGAATTGAACCTAAAAAAGCAGTTGTACTGAATGGTAATGGTGACAGTATTGTAATGCAAACACTATTGTTTCATGATGCAGTACATTCGACACCTGTTACTTTCAAAGAGAAATCAAAAGTCATATTTAACGGCAAAGAAATGACCGTTAGCAAAGTCAGTGACTTTTATGATAGAAGCAATCTTCATCATGTGGAGGTACTGCTAGTATGATTCGTTTGAATATCCGAATTGATACACCTGATATCGAGGGGAAAGTAATGGAAGCTACTCAGAAAGCGCAATTTGCACTAGATCAGCAGGTGCTTAAAGACAGTAATTTCTACATTCCGAAAGATACAGGTGAATTAGAAAGGTCTGGCGTTAGATTCAGCAGGCCAGGAGAGGGACATATTGAATGGTCAACACCTTATGCGCGACGCTTGTATTGGAATCCGCAATATTCTTTCTCTCATGACGCGAACCCTAATGCGATAGGGCTCTGGTTCGAAGAGGCAAAAGCTAGGAATGTAACGGATTGGGTAAGAATTGTAGAAAACGATATTAAGCGAAACTTATAGGAGGACAAACATGATATGGCTAATTGAATCGGTCAAGAAACATTTAACCACTACTTTGCAGCCGGGTATCCTATTTGCTCCTATAAAAGCCGATTTATTGGATATAGGAGCAAATGATACACCGCGAAAAAGTATTGCTATTAGAATGATTCCGTCAGCACCAGGAGAACAATATTTCGAAGGTGAAATCATCAACAAGCAAATTCAAATTCTCGCAAAAAGTAGTAACCAACTGGAAGTAAACAACACAGTTGAATTTATTACAAGGGAACTAAATAACGTTCATAGGCGTGTATTTAACGCTATTGATGGCTCCTATACACTAAGACGACTCAATGTGTATGTGGAGCCTAATTTCGTTGAGAAGACAGCAGCAAATGAGTTTATATATACCGCACTTTTTTCTGCGGAATTAGAAATAGGAGGTAATTAATATATGGCATATCTATTGAACCATCTTTATAAATTTGAGATCAATGTGGGAACAGCGGCTACTCCTAAGTGGGCTGTTATTGCTAAAGGTATCAAGTCAGTAGATCCCGATAATAACGAGGAAGTAGAAGAGGACTACTACTATGATGGTGGAGGCGCTTCTGAGCGTTCTGTTATTGGTTTCATGATGAGTTATTCCTTTGAAGGTCATCGTTCTTATGGCGATGAGGCTCAAGACTTTATCCTTAAGAAAGTTAACCAAATTGGAGACGCTCGTAAGACTGACTTTAGAGTGACTGAGCCAAACGGTGACAAATGGGAAGGTCCTTCAACTATCTCAGAGATCAAAGTTCCCGGAGGAGATGCGAATAGCAAGGGTGAGATTGAGTTTAATATTTCCTTTGACGGAGCTCCAGAATTTACAGAAAAAGGCGCAGCTTAATAGTTCCGCATTTCTCTTCCGTTCATGCTATCAATTACATTGAGAGGGAGCTTCGGTTCCCTCCTCAGTGATAGCTTTTTTAGAGTGATAAAAATAGTGAAAAATATGTTTTTAACTTATTCGAATAAATTAAAAATTGTCTCGACGGAGGCAAATACAAAAAACAAGGAGATAACCATAATGACAAATCAATTAGCTAAGCCAGAAGAAGTATATGAAGGTGTTTCAAAAATAGTAGAAAACAAGTTTCAATTTAACTTCGAGAAAACTTATAGAGAGATTGACGTAGCAGGGAAGCTTTACAAGGTGAACTTTGATGATGAGTCAATGTTAAAGTATCAAGAGGGATTTTTATCTTATGAGAAGAAAGCTAAGGATCTACAAAATGAAGCAATTGATTTCCGTGAAGCTTCTCCAGAGGTTCTACGCGCTATGAACTTACAGCAACGTGAGCTTATGAGTGAAGCTATCGAACTATTCTTAGGAGAAGATACATTCGAGGAGCTGTATGAGAAAGCAGGACGCTCTCTTATGAATTTAGTTAGCTTAATCGACTACTTAACATCATTAGTGGAGTCAGAACTACGTGCTAAAGCTGGAAGTAACTTAGATGCATACTTAACAAACGTTAAGAAGTAGGTGATCACTTATGGGACCGAGATTCTCACTCACAGAGCGTAACGTAGATGTAATAACCTGGGGAGGCGTGGCTATTGAGCTAAACCTCTCCTATGATAATATCCTCGTTATGCTAAAGCTATTCGATGATAAAACGGTGCCTGATAAGAGTAAACCTCTAATAGCCCTCAATATGCTTGTAGTAGAACGCTCCTTACTAGCTCAGCTCAACGGGGAACAACTTAATAAACTTCTCATTGATATCTTTAAAGCAAAGCTCAATATAGACCTTGATAAAAAAGAACGAGTCAATGAGATTACAAATAAGGATAACTCCACAGACGGAGCAGAAGAGGACGAGACATTCCAAGAAGTTCCTATAGTTGATTTTACTATAGATGCTGAACGGATTTTCTCGTCTTTTTTGTTTGACTACAAGATTAATCTAATCGAGCAACAAGGAAAGCTACTCTGGAACGAGTTCCTAGCTCTATTCAATAACTTGTCAGAAGAGACACCTATGAAGACTGCTATTAAGTACCGCACTTGTGAAGTCCCTAAGAAGACCAAAGACAATGCGGACCAGGTGAAAGATATTAAGAAGAAAAAAGCCTTTTATGAGCTGCCAAAAGCTAAAGAAATAAGAGAGGCTAGAGAGCTGAAAGCTTACGAGGAACGTATGAGACGTTACAAAGAAGCACGCAAGCAACTAGTTCAAGAAAACAAGGGTGTTAAACCTACAACAGATGATTAAGACCTCATAGCAGGGCTCCTGGAGACTCTTTAAATTAGACAAAAGGAGCGTGAATATACATGGCTGACGGAAGTGTAAAGATAGATGCCCGAATAGACAATTCTAATATACGTAGCGATGTAGAGAGAATCAATAGAGAGCTAGGTAGAATGGGTTCTAACATGAGCTCAGTAGCTCGTACTATACGAGATGCTTTCAATTCAGAGATAAACAATCTCGGAGGGAATATAAGCTCAAATGTAAATGATATAAATGACCAACTAAGTAATATAGGTAGTAATGTAGGCTCGAACGTAGCAGATGTGAATGCTCAACTCAGAGAAATCGGGGCAGACATGACCACAATAGGACAAGCCGCTCGTAGGTTATTTGATGATGGGTTTAACCCTCTTGATAGCGATGTACGGGGAGAGGTTACACAAGTAAATGAGGAGCTTATCCGTATTGGAGCAAACATACAGTCTATTGTGTCCCAGCTCAATAGTGAATACCAGACAGAGATAGACAGACTCAGCAGTATTACACGTACAGAAGTTACAGAAATCAACAATGAGATTAATCGTATCGGGTCCAATATGGGAAACAACTCTAGAGAGATTACTCAGTCCTTTGGGTCAGACTTTGCTCGTATGAATAGCGATATTACAAGAGGATATACTCAAGTATCTGAAGCTCATATGGCAATGATGAATGAAATGAAAGCTTATCAGCATCAAATGAAGGCTGGTATGTCTGGGACTCGTGAGGCTCAAATAGAGGCTCAATACGGATACTTTGAGTTGATGCAGTCAGCAGGTTCTTATACCGGCTCTGTAGATGACATGATTGCTCGAATCAATGAGTTAGGAGCAGCTCAGAAGGCGGCAAACGATCAAGCTATAAACGGAAATAGGATGGCTCTAATGAGTATCTATCAGACTATAGGGACCCTCAATAATGCAAGCTCTACAGCTTCACGCTTTCAGAATAACCTCACTACAATGAATAACCCTCTATATAACACTAGTAGGCTAGCACTGACAGCGGTAGACTCTCTAGATAGATTAGCTCGTTCTGGTAGTCCTCAGCAGTTAGCTCTGGAGTTCTTAGGAGCAAACGCTTCTGTTAAGCAATACAATGACTTTATTCGAGACCTGGGGACTCAGATGATGGCTCTTCCTGTTATCTTTGGAGTGGCTGCTGCTGCAGCAACTAAGTTCTATGGAGCTCTACACGGGAGAGCTATGGAAGAAAATACAAAGTACGCTGAAGCCTTCAATAACATGCTAGAAAAGTTAGCTAAAGCATTTGAGCCAATGGTCCAAGCGTTCGCTTCTGTTATGACTCCTATGTATAACTTTATTGCTAAACTAGCTGAGATGGTGATCCAATTCAATGAAGCTCATCCTGTATTAGCTAAGTTTATACAAGGAATGATGATGCTTGTTCCTGCCTTGATGGTAATTCTAACACCTTTAGCTCTAGGAATTGGATACTTTAAAGGGTTAAGAGCTATCTTGTTTGCTATTAAACCTGTCATTATGCCGATTATTACGGGATTCTCTATGATGTCTGCTCCTGCATGGATATTAGCTGCAGCAATAGCCGGACTAGTAGTAGGGTTTACTCACTTGTGGAAAACTAGTGAAACATTTAGAAATGGAGTTTTAGGAGTAATTGCAGTCATTAAGCAATGGACCGCCTCTTTGATGGACCTTGGAGGAAAAGCCTTAGTAGCTACACTTGCAGGCTTGAAACAGTTTGGAGCATTAGCTATGGAGTTAGGGAAATATCTTGGCTATGTACTTCTTACAGGTGACAGCTTCAAAGATGTAATATCTAATTTGCCTGCTCCTATCCAGGGAATAGCAACTGCATTAGCTCCAGCTATGGTTGCTTTAAACTCATTTGGTCAAGCTGTGGCTACTCTAGCAAGTTATTTCGCTCACGTTATATTAACCGGGGACCACTTCACTGATGTAGTGGCTAGTATGCCAGCACCTATACAGGGAATAGCAAACACAATAGCTCCTTTACTTGTATCGTTAAACTCATTTGGAACCTCGTTAGCAACTCTATCTAAGTATATCTTGTCAGTTGTTGCAACTGGTAACACTATGAATGTTTGGATTAGTCAATTGCCACTAGGATTCCAAAATGCTGCTCTCATATTAGGAGGCGCGATTGCTACTATTCGTAATACGATTACAAGCCTTGTAGAGGCTATACGTTTAGCTCTAGGAGGAGACACTTCACAGTTAGGACTTATATTTTCTACTATTATGCCGTCTCTAATCGCTATGCTTGTAGGAGGTCTCCCGGGACTTCTAATCACTGCAGCTCGTTTTCTGCCTACGATAGTGCAAGGGATAAACTCAATGTTTCCAATGTTACTAACTACAATTACTACAGTAATAGATACTATGGTTAATTTGATAGTATTGTATCTCCCTAAGTTCATTGAGCAAGGAGTTGCGATACTTACAAAGGTTATTGAGGGACTTGTTCAAGTTCTCCCTACTGTAGTAACTACTTTGATTAATGTAGCCGTAACAATGATAAATACATTAGTCAATACTATAGGAACTTTACTTCCAATCATATTGGATGCAGGGCTTAAAATCTTAATGGCTGTACTTGATGGAATCGTGAATAATCTTCCTAAGCTTATTGATGTAGCTCTGAAGATTATGGATACTTTATTGAATGCACTTATCACATTACTTCCTAAGATTATAGATGCAGGTATTAAAATATTAATGGCTCTTATTGATGGGATTGTAAAGATTCTCCCTAATTTAGTAGACACGGCTATCATGCTTGTAAATAAAATTATTGAGATGATTATTACTAATCTTCCTAAAATATTAGATGCAGGTGTAAAAATCTTAATGGCAATCGTTGACGGAATCATAAAAATGCTTCCGAAGATTGTAGATGCTGCAGTTAAGATAATTACTCAACTAGTAAATATCATCATGCAAAACCTACCTAAAATAATTGAGTCTGGTATTAAAATCTTAATGGCAATTATCAAAGGTATTATTCAAATTATGCCTCAATTAGCTGTAGCAGCTCTAAAGATTATCTATGAAATAGCTAAGACTATTATTGCTAATCTTCCTCAGATCCTTGCTGCAGGTGTGCAGATACTTTGGTCTCTTATTAAAGGTATCTATTCCGTGTTAAGTAGCTTGTGGAGCGCTATTACAGACAATGTTATCGGAGGAATTAAGAAATGTTTCTCTAATGCAGGTTCTATGCTTGTAAGTGCAGGTAAAGATATAGTACGAGGCTTAGCAGACGGTATTAAAGGAATGGCTTCTGATGCGATTAATGCGGCTAAGAATATGGCTGGAAAAGTTAAAGATGCTGTAACAGGTTTCTTTGATATACATTCTCCTTCCCGTGTAATGAAGAAAGTCGGTGGATTCGTTACTGAAGGTTTAGCCGTGGGAATTAAAGATATGACAAGTGATGCAGTAAAGGCAGCTACTAAAATGGCTGATGCAGTCCTAAGCGGCTTTGAAGCTCTTTCTAATGACATTGAGATAGGAAACGTCTTAGGGAATGATAACTTCCAAGGAATGGACCTAGGAGTAACTCCAGACTTCAAGCTCCCTAAGATGGATGATGTTATTAAAGGTTCCGTTTCTATAGCTCCTACTGCTTATGAGCGTATGTCTGGGACTTACAAGACTAATAGCACCACTAAGAAAGCAGAAGCTCAAGAGAAGCAATCTGATAAAGCTCCTACTTATCTTGTTATGGATAAAAAGGTTGTAGGGGAGGTTATCTCTGAGGACGTTGACAATGCTAATAAGCGTAGAACTAGCAGACTAGCACAATTCAACCCACAAGTTATCCCTGCTTTCTAGAATAAACTTACGAGCCTTCCTTCTAGGAGGGCCCTATTAAATAAAAATAACTAAGGAGGATACTCACGTGACTAGCTTTAAATTCAACGGAATCAAAAAAGATTACCTGTTCATTTTGATGGGGTTTAACCGCTCTGCGTGGGCTCCTATTGAACGAGACATCTTAACGACTCCTGGAAGACCTGGAGGCTACTTGCTGCAAACTAATACTAAAGTCCGAGTTATTGAAGTCCCTGTTATCTTAAAGGCTAGCTCACAAGATGACCTACAGAAGAAAAAAGAAGACTTAGCAGATTGGCTCATACAAGACGAACCAAAGGAGCTTATTTTTGACGATGAGCCAGATCGTACCTACATGGCTTTACTTGACGGGGAAACTGATTTAGATGAATTGATATTCAGAGGAAAAGGATCTATTCATTTTGTATGTCCAATGCCTTATAAACTAGGAGAAGTTAAGACGTCTGACTTATCTATTGTAGGCTCAGACCTAAAGGCAGTTATTCCTAATAAGGGGACAGTAGAGTCAAACCCTATCGTAGAAATTGACGTACTAAATAAGAGCCCTTTCATTGATATCTGGAATGGTGACGATTATTTCCGTTTAGGTTATCCTACGGGACCAAAAACAAAGCTAGTAGCTCAAGAGGATAGAGTGATTTGGGACAAGATGGACAATTTAGGGAAATGGAATCCTCACAATGGACCGCTTGGCTCACTCTTTGAAGGTGCTGGAACTATGGAAATAGCAGGAAGTGGACATGGTTTCCGTCCTAGCACATATGGACCTGTTAAGGAAAATACATGGTATGGACCAATTCTTAAGCAATCACTTCCTCCAGGAGGAGCTACAGACTTTAAAGTTGATATGAGACTTTCCTTTGACTCTCTTAGCTATGACAGAATGGGAACTATTATGCTTTTCTTATTAGATGCTAATGATAATATCGTAGCTCAATTAGGAATGAAAGACGAATATGACACCCATTCAATCACAAAAGCGTATACAGTCATAAATGATGGACCTGAAGAGAAAACGCTTATAGATGATACTGGAAGGGCACCAGAGTCATTCACAGACTTTAGAGGTCATGTAATGCTAACACGTGAAAAGAATACTTGGACGGCTTATTCTGCTTTATACAAGAAAGGAACTTATCAAGATAATGAAACTATCATTGAAACTTGGAACGATGTCAACAAGTCAAATCCTACCACTGCCTCTATAGTCACTAAAGTAGCAATAGGAATATTCAAATACGGTGATTACAGTCCATTAGATGCTATTTTTATAGAAGACTTAAAAGTATATAAGAAGTTTAGTGTACCAGTAGATGCAACTCCTTATATAGTGGACCAGGGCGACACTGTAGTTGTAGACACTGAGAGAGCTCTTGTGACAGTTAACGGGAAAGATGCTATCAACATTAAAGAGTTATTTAGTGACTTTCCAGTTGTCAATAGAGGACAAAACGAAATAATTGTACGTCCTAAGAATATAGGTACTGCCAAAATAACGTATATGGAGAGATACAGATAATGAGAAAGCAAAAAGGAGATCTTCACATAGTTGATTACATTACAAGACAAGTGATTGCTACTATCCGCCCTCATGATTATATCGAGGACAAGCGTCACTGGGAGATAAAGAACTCCGTTGATATACTTGATGTTAAATTACTTGAGAGCTCAAAATATATCCCTTATCTTCAGCAGCAAAATATCATCTTGAAAGAAACACGTTCTGGAGTAATGACACCTTATGTGATTACCTCTACAGAGAAGGATTCTGCTGCTAAGACGGTTACAATACTTGCTAGTGGGGAATGGACTCTACTTGATGCAGACGGCTATATAGAGCCTAAAACTTTTGACTACCTCAAAGCAGAGGAGTTCATGAGATTAGCTCTTAAAGGGACAGACTGGGAAGTAGGTAATGTAGAAGCAACCGGAACACGAACGCAGCACATTAAAGAGTTTGTATCTCCTTTGAGACTCCTTAACTTAACTGCTGCAGAGTTCAATCATTATGAGCTTCAATATAGAGTTACTATCCAGGGAGCAAGTATCAATAAGAGATACGTAGACTTAGTAGAAAAGCGTGGTAGATACACTGGGAAGGAAATCAATATAGGTAAGGACTTGCAAGGGATTACTCGTACAGAGAACTCTGATGGTGTAATTACTGCTCTGGTAGGTTATGTAACTGTCCAGGGGGCAAACGGACAAGAAGAAGTAATTACTGTAGCAGATATAAATAACGGTATTCCCTACGTAGTTGACGAGGAGGCTTTTCAACGTTGGAACATTAATGGTAAGCACCGCTTTGGATTCTATACTCCAGAGACTGATAATCAAAATATGACTCCAGAGCGTTTAATGACTCTTACAAAGGCAGCTTTAAAGAAACGGGTAGATACAAACTTAATCTATGGAGTGGATGCTATTTCCCTAGCTCGTGTAGCAGGGATGTCACATGAGACAATAAATGAAGGTGACACTGTATACATTAAAGATAAGACACTTAACCCTCCATTGTATCTAGAAGCTCGTGCGATTGCTGCAGATGAATCTTTCAAGGATCCCCGTCAAGATAAAATCTATTTCGGTAACTATAGAGAGATAGAAGATGTAAATGATTCTCTCAAGAGGGCATATCAACGTATATTATCTTCACTTCAAGACAAAGTACCTGCAGAAGTATTTAATCAGCTAGAGGAGAAAGTGAATAAACAAACTGATGTTATTGCAGAAGCAGGAGCTAAAGCAGACCAGGCTCATGAAGACGCTAAAACTGCAAAGGATTTAGCTACAGAAGTAGAAATCAATATGAGTCAGATGCAAACGGCTATCATAGAAAGTCCTACTGCTCCTACAGAAAAATTAGAAGCAGGGAAAACTCTATGGCTTGACTCAAGTGATCCAACTGCTAAGATATTAAAACTCTGGAATGGTACTGACTGGGAGCCACTTGTTCCCGACACTGTAGGGATTACTACTGAGATTACGAATATCAACAATGAGTTAAGCACTAAAGTAACTGAGAAGCAGATGCAGGAGTATATAGGTGAGCTAGGAGCGGATAACCTCTTATTAAACTCACAGTTTGTCAAAAAGAAAGTGAATGATTTTGGAGATGTAATTGAGCAGACTCCTTCTCTTGAGAGATGGCACCCAGACGCTGATGCTGCTGATAGAAAGATTACTATAGATGAGGTTATGAGGTTTGGACAAAGTAGATCAGTTAAGATTGAATCTACTCATACAGCAACAAATGTATGGCACGGAATCTATCAAGACGTACCTGCTTATCAGAAACAAGGTAAGTTTCAATTTTCTACAATGCTTTACACTCAAGATAAGTACAATATCTCACTAGGAGCTGCTTTCAAGATTGAATTTTTCAATGGGACAACTTCCGTAGGCGGATATAAGCAAGTAGAGTTCCAAGATAGCTTGGAAGATAATAAATGGACCAGGTTCACTATGGATCATGACGCTCCAGATGTCCCTATCACACATGCTCGTATTGAAGTATGGGTTCGTAGAGCTGGTACTTTTTGGGTAGCAGAGCCACAATGTAACGTAGGGGAGAAACTTCCTGTCTACATGGAAAATCCTAAAGACATTGTAAACTATGATGCTATGATTACAGAGGTTGCTGACCGTGTAACTAAGGAAGCTTACAATCAGAAGATATCTGAGCAGGATACACAAATTAGTCAAAACAAACAAGAGATAGGCTTGAGAGCTAAATCTACTGACGTGTATACAAAGCTTGAAGGTGACGGACGCTACGGAGATAAAGCTTTAGTAGATAAACATGAAGCAGATTTAAAAGTCCAGGCTACTGAGATTAGCTTAAGAGTTAAAGATAATGAAATTTCTGCAAAGTTGAACCTCACAGCTCAGACTGCTTTGATTCAAGCTCAGAAGATAAACCTTGACGGATACGTTGAAGCTAAGCATATCAAGACAGGTAGCTTAAAAGGTGTCATAATCATGACAGAAGATCCTACTTCTGCTAATAACCATATGAGACTTGAGAAGCAGAACCTTAATTTATACGGAACTGGTAAAGCTAGGGGATACTTAGGGTTCGTTCCTATTACGCAAGGGATAAAAGAAGCTTTAGTGCTTGGTACTAATTATACAGATGCTACTTCTGCAAAGAACTGTGCCTTAGTATTAGAACATACTACTCCAGATCCATCAAGCTATACCGATGCGGTTGCTCGTATGGGTATTTACGATGGAGTCAATAAGACTGATATGTCTTCATCAATTGAATTCTCTAAATATGGAGATAGAATGGACTTGAAATCAATGGGAACTATGAGTTTAACTGCTAAGCGAGATGTTTCTATTAGTGCTGATGGGTCAAGCCCATTAAGTCTACGTGCCGGAGCTGGTATGGATTTAAAATCAGAAACAGGGTACTGGTCATTTTCTACTAAGTTAGCAGCTCCATATTTAGACACTGTAACACTTAGAGATGAAGGGAAGTTTGTTTCTTTATCTATTGACGGTAAGACAATGAGGGTTCATAGAGACACCCGTGGTAAGTATGGATTCTACTTCTTAGATAGATATGATGATATGACACCTTACCCAGACTATGCAGATGTCAATGGAGGTAATTTATGGGGCAGTGGTAACATCACAGCAGAAACAGGGGACATTGTAGCAAATGGAGGTACAACGGTAGGTGGTAACATCCGAGCTAAACGGGAAGTATCTGGAGCGTCTTGGAGCCAGACATCAACTAGAGATATCAAAACAGATATTTTACCTATTCAATTCGATGCTGTTAACACTCTTATGGAGTTAAAACCTAGCCAGTATCTATTTAAGGATGACCTAGAAACACTTGGCTATGATGAAATCAATAAAGATATAGATAAGTACCTGCAATATGGATTCATCGCAGAGGATACTCCTATTCAGTTCCAAGGTAGAAATGGGAAGTCAGTCCTACCTTATTCCCTTATCACTGTAAACATTGCCGCTACTCAGCAAATACTTCTGAGACAGAACGTACAACAAGAGGAAATCAATTCCTTAAAGGAAAAAGTTTCCTCTCAAGAAACACGTCTCAACGAATTAGAGGCACTTGTACAACAATTATTAGCTAATTAAGTGAGATTTCCCCTACGGAGCAGCAATAAGCTGGTCTTTTTTATTTTGTTTTAAATACCGGATTAGATTAAATTTTACAGATTGAGAGAGGCGAAATTCGTCTCTCTTTTTATTTTGGAAGGAGTGAAAACGATGCAAGAAATTATCGAGTTAAAGCAAGAAATCCAACAAATTAAATCAGATCAAAAAGATATGCAACGTGATATCCGAAGCTTAGAAACTCGTACTACTGTCAACGAGAAAGACATCGTGAATATAAACAAGCAGCTTGAAAAAATCAGTGCCAATACAACCTGGATTCTTCGAATCATCATAGGGGCAATTGTAACCGGATTAATTGGATTATTACTGAAAGGTGGAATGTAATATGTCAAAAGAAAATATTAAAAAACGTTTGCGTAACTGGAAAACATGGGTTGCGCTTTTTTCATGCTTTGGATTAATTTTAACCGGATTTGGTATCACTGGATTTGAAGGTAATTTAGAAAAAGTACAACAAGCGGTTTATATGTTTGGTATTGCATTAGGGATTTGGTCAGATCATGAAGAAAATGAACAAGGAGATGTTGAATAATGACAGGAAAATACATTGTAGATATTTCAAAATTTAACGATAAAATTAATTGGGATGTAGCAGCGCCACAATTGGGATTAGCAATTTGTCGTGTGCAATATGGTTCAAATAAAGTAGATGAATTATATAATCAACACGTGAAAAATTTAGAAGCTAGAGGTATTCCACATGCAGCATATGCGTATGGTTGCTATGTTAGTGTGAATGATGCAATTGTGGAAGCAAAAGACTTCTTGAATCGAGTTAATAAGAATGCTAAGTTTCTTGTTTTAGATGTGGAAGATGATACTGTAGCATCTATGGAAAGCAAGGGCAACTTGGGAGACTTAGCAAAGGCATCACAAGCATTTATTGATACTTGTAAGGCTGCTGGTTGGAAAGTCGGTTTATATGTATCACATCATATGTATAATCAATATAATTTGCAAAATGTAAAAGCGGATTTTATTTGGTTACCACGTTACGGGACAAATGATGGACAACCACAAGTCAAACCAGCATATCCACGTGATATTTGGCAATACACTGATAACGGATATATCAATGGTATTGGAAGAGTAGATATTAATTTATTACTGGGAGATAAAACATTAGATTGGTATATTGGTGATGATGTAAACACAATTGCTCCAAGCAAAAATGTAGGAATCGGAATTGCTGTTTCTAAGTATCCTGTTGGATATGGAATTAATATTTATGATGCGCCAGATGGTAACTTTACTGGAGAACGTTTTAGTGACAAAACACCACATGCAATTCTTGAAGGTGCTTGGTATGGTGGAAATGAAAATATGCTTTGTTTTGGTCCAAATCAATGGGCAAAGCAAGAACATTTTGATGTCCGATGGTTTAAAGCGTATTCGAAATATCCTCCAGGCTATGGTGTCAATACATATAATGCGCCGAATGGTGATTTCACTGGAAATGTGGATGGATCAATTCCATATGATATTTATTCCCGTAAAGATGGATGGATTGATCTTGGACGACAAACGTTTGTGAAAGAAGAACATTTTAATATTAAATAGTGTTAAAGCCGGCTCTTATATAGAGTCGGCTTTCTTCAATTTGAATATAGATCTGTTATTGATTATCTTCAATTGGTTTGGTCTTGAACTGGCTTGTTAGCCGTACCAAAAAGCATCCCTCACTGAGCCGTTCGCACCAATCCACCAAACTTCCATGCTATTCGGGATTCTGGACACGGCAGAAATCCCACCATTGGTGGAAGCACTTCCTGCTGGGGCTATTTCCAGTCGCCGCCATGGTCCTCCTTCATACCAAAAAGCATCTTGCACCGAGCCGTTCGCACCAATCCACCAAACTTCCATGCTACTCGAGATTCTGGACACGGCAGAAATCCCACCATCGGTGGAAGCACTTCTTGCTGGGGCTATTTCCAATCGCCGCCATGGTCCTCCTTCATACCAAAAAGCATCCTGCACTGAGCCGTTTGCACCAATCCACCAGACTTCCATGCTATTCGGGATTCTGGACATGGCAGAAATCCCACCATTGGTAGAAGCACTTCCTGCTGGGGCTATTTCCAGTCGCCGCCATGGTCCTCCTTCATACCAAAAAGCATCCTGCACTGAGCCGTTTGCACCAATCCACCAGACTTCCATGCTATTCTTGATTCTAGACACGGCAGAAATCCCACCATTGGTGGAAGCACTTCCTGCTGGGGCTATTTCCAGTCGTCGCCATGGTCCTCCTTCATACCAAAAAGCATCTTGCACCGAGCCGTTCGCACCAATCCACCAGACTTCCATGCTATTCGGGATTCTGGACACGGCAGAAATCCCACCACTGGTGGAAGCACTTCCTGCTGGAGCTATTTCCTGTCGCTGCCATTGCCCTCCTTCATACCAAAAAGCACCTTGAACAGAACCATTCGCGCCAATCCACCAGATTTCCATGCTATTCGGGATTCTGGACACGGCAGCGATTCCTCCATTGGTGGAAGCACTTCCTGCGGGCGCCAATTCAAAAGAACGCCAACCTGGACTTTCTGCTGGGGCTTGCTGTGTTTCTTGGAAAATTACTGACCAAGTACGCGTTCCATTTTGTGATACGGCAGTCGCAACACCGAAATAATTAAAACTCGGGGTCAAAATCTGCTGTCTGTGCCCAGCTGTGCTAATATTCATCCACCAGTTTATTGCTTCCTCAACAGTTCCCGGTTGTCCGCAATAAAGAATCCAACCAAATTTTATTCCCGTAATGCCTGCATCCTTTATCATTTTACCCTCATCTCCACCGAAGGTAGGACTGTAATGCTGACAATTTCCGGTAGTAGCCACGTCATTTGCTTTTAATTGGGCTACTTGAGTTAAGCGGTTATTTATAGATAAAGGATTTAATCCAGCTTTTTGTCTTTCTTGATTAAGAAGGTTTATCATTCGAGTTACTTCAGGATCAATTTGCCTGGCATACTCATGATAATAGTCAAAAGAATCATAGTAAGGAACAAGATGATACAT